GTTGACCATATCGTTGCATTTACCTCTACTTTACCAATCAAGTTATCGACTACTTCTTTCACATCGGGCCACCCCGGAGCATTATAATCATGCCCACAAAGTAGTCCACCAGTTGACAACAGGTCGAAACCTCTCCGAATGTCTCTTTTTACCGATTCCTTCAAATGGTCCCCATCAATGAACACCATTTGAACTTTTTGTGGCAATTTGAAACGATGGGAGAATTCTCGAACTGGAACTACACGCCCCTCGTCAATATGGTCTTTCAGATTCTCGATGAAATACGGCATAACAGCCGTAGAAATGATATTAGGATTATCCTGATTCATCAAATCGTTAATATTGTAGTGTGGACTCCAAGGGTCAACACACCATAGTTTGCCACCGGGCATCATATTATCGGCTAATGCCCTCGCGCTACGCCCATGAAATGAGCCAAATTCGACAATATACTTGTGATTACGTGCCTGTGTAGCGAGCCACAGTAATTCAGGCTCACTCATCCAACCCTCGATAAGGGTAGCTCGTGAGATGTCTACTGGACTCGCTACACTCGGCATCGCAACTCCTATTTCACGTAGTATTTCGCCGTGCTGGGGTCGTAGAACAGCAGCACAGGAACACTTGTGGAAGGCGTAGCTACAGTCTTGATGTTACCAGACGTAGTGAACGCCGTGGGAGTAGTCGTGGTGAAAATGAACACCAATTCGTGCTGTCCGTCAGCAGGTGGGGTAATCGTTGCAATTGCAGCGGTCCCACTGATGAACGAAATGAACGACTGAGGTGCTACAACAGTTGCTGACGCAATAGTGTTGGGCTTTGGCTGCTGTGCTCCCTGAACCGACGAAAGGTTCTGGAAGTTGAGGTCATTGCTTGGCATTGGACCCCCTATTAGTAGCCAGTCGGAACAGCCAACGCATCAATATAGGCACAGGCAGCAGGGTTTGAAACAAACGTCTGCATACCGCACACCATATAGAAGATGTCAGCAGTTACGACACCACCCGAAGGGCCACGGATTTCGAAAATCTTACGACCATCGGTGGTGTAGAATCCGATGGGAAGAATTTCGCCGCGTCCCCACACTTCGTCAACGACAAAGTCAATACGAGTTTTGTCCCAGTTGAAGGAGCCAGTAACAGATGCACCAGCCATCTGCATACCGCCGCCATCACCATTTCCGAAATACATGTCGAGGTTTTCAGACTTGGCCTGTTTTGAGATGAGGATAACAAGCTGTCCAATTTCCTCGTATGCCTGAACCTGACAAGGGTGCATCCAAGCGCGTGGCTTGAATGTATTGTCGATTCCGACACGGTTACCCACCTTGTTCATGGCAAGACGTGGGAATGGAAGCGCCAAACCAGCAGACGCAGCATTCACACGATTTGCACGAATTTCAGGGGTAGCAGCACGGCTAAATCCGAGCCATGTTCCTGCTGACGCGTTGCTGTGGTGATACGGCACACCATACAGCGCGGGCAAGGACGTAGGCGCAGAAATACCGTTAGTGACAATCTTATCCGTGCCAATAACACCAGCAATGGCAGGGAATACGTCGATTGTCTTGTTCTCAACGTCCCACTTCGTGATTACGCCACTACCCTTCAGCGTTGCAAGAGTCGTGTCGTAAACCTGAATAGTCTGACCGAAACGCATCAGACGGACGCCGAAACCATCAGTTGAACAAACATACGTGTCTGTTCCACCTGAAGTAGTAGGAGTCGTAATGACACCGATAACACCAGTGCCATCCTGCATCATTTGTGCGTCAAGCTGCCTACGCAACTCGTCAAGTGCAGTCGCAGTAAGTCTACGCACCCCGTTGGTGATAGCCTTACGCTCATCATCAGTTGACCACTGAGTGAGCTTCGTGTATTCGATGTTCTCGCTTACGAATACACTGGTGAGAACTGCCTTGTCGAAAGTAGGACCGCCACCGCGTCCCAAGTCTCCGCCATCAGCATTGAAATACTGAAAGCTTCCACCGGGGCGCAGTTCCAGAGGAACACGCATCTGTCTGTTCGAGATTTTCTCTACGTCACGCTTCTTGATGTTGGCGTAGAACTTGTCATCCCGCTCAAACAGTGTGCGAATCTTCGGGATAACGCGCTCAAGTTCAAGCGCCGCTACCTGAGATTCAACAACAGCCACTGTTACTCTCCTTAACTAGCCAGAATTAGCTAGTCAGAGTTGAGGAAATCTAGCGATGACATTCCTTTCGGAATATCCTTCGCATCTCTAATTTTGCCAGTTGGTCTATCTTGGGAACGTGGCCGTCCCGCTGGAACTGGACCCCTTCTCGGAGTCGTATCTTCTTCGTCTTTCACTCTCTTACCCATACCACGCAAGGCTTCATTACGTGCCTTTGAGATGACCCTAGGCAATAGGGTTTTTGCCTTGCTGACATAGGCCGAACGAATCCTATCAGTAGAGGCTTTGGAGAAATTCTCCTGAAAAGCCTTTTCCCACAGTTTATCAACCAGAATCTTGAAGCGTCCATCCTGATTGATAATAGTTTCCAAAGTATCCAACGCATCACGAGACGCATTCTTTCTAACGTAATCCGTCATTGACGATTTCGGGTCAATGTTTGCATCAATCGTGTTACGTAGTGTGTTGTTAACGCGAGTATTCAACTCCCCGCGCGTAGTTTCAAATTGCTGTCTTACGAAACCACGTTCACGTTCAGTAAGTTGTTTCTCGCGTGAATCATCCGGTCTTTCACCCTTTGCCAACTGAGTTGGGGGTTGAAAATCTGATGTTCCAAAAACAAACTGATTCAGAAGATGTGCAGCATTCTGAAGCTGTTCATTCTTGGTGTTACGAGCTTCCTTAACCATCGCCATGATGGTGTGCTTCGTAACATTTCCAATTACGTGGAAGTATGCCTTGTCATCCACGCGTGCGAGAGTAGGAAGATAGTCATCAACAATCTTCATGAAACCATTGATGTTGGTTTCACGAACAGCCTTCAGAACATTTTCAGTATTACCATTCATTACGTCCTGTTCAAATCTATCAAGAGTCTGTGACTTTTCGACAGCCACTTTAGCATCAGCAATAGTTGGAAGCAACTCAGTGAATTGCTGCTCCCGATAGTATGCCTTCTCCAAGTAAGGAAATTCCTTGAACAAGTTGGGATACTTCTTGAGAATATCCCTTCTCCTTACCGGAGTTACAAGTTCAAGCTGTTCTTCTGACGGCTCCTCTAGTTCATCTTCGATTTCTTTGAGTTCGTCATCTTCAGGTTCGTCGTCGTCATCCTCCGATGTTTCAGGCACTTCATCTTCATCGGAAGAATCTTCCTTCTTTTCTTCCTTTTTGCCCTTTTTGTCATCGAGAGGAATAGTCTCCTTTTCGGTGTCATCATCTTCGGCCATGAATTCAATCATGTCCTCTTTTGATGTATCACCACTGCCACCAATAGTAGCAGCGCCACCCCCACCTTCAGATTCGGGTGCGAGTGTAGGGACTAGTGAATTACTGAGTCTGAACATTTTCTTCTCCAGTTATGGGTGCTTCTTGGTCTTTAGGATTGGGCTTCGCATTAGGAGCAGCACCTTGCGCCTGTTCCGAGCCTTGCTCATTCATAGCACTCATCATCAATAGTTGACGATAAGCACCACCATAGAGCAATACGTTTCGATAACCCTCAGGATTATCGTTCTTAGCCTGTCTACCTGCTTCGCTAATAACCCACTTCCTGACAACCTCAAATGCAATCTTGGGGTTATCGTAAACAGGGTCTGGCTCCACTGCTGGTGCCTCTGGATTCATAGGGTCACCAGTAGGAATAGGAGCAGAATTAAGAAGCAGCTTAATATCATCATTAGCCTTAATAACATCATCCTCACCCGGAACGTAGAAGTCAGTTAGACCAATATGTTCACGAATGATAGGAAGGTTTTCAGGCGCAGCGAGCACTTCCAGAATCTGTGGATTAGCAGCCTGTAGAAGCTGCATCAACACATCCTTCTGCTGGCTCCAAGTCATTGGAAGATTTTCGTTAGCTTCCAATTCTACTCTACCAATCTTTCCTTCCAGTTCAGCCTTACGAATAAAGACGTTAATGAAGGAACCATCCTTCTGACGCTGAACGTCTTTCTCATCTTCCTGCACTTCTTCGATATACATCGGAATTACTTTACCGAAGATTTGCTTCCACCACATGGTGAACATCTTCCAAGTATTCTGCAATCTCTGAAGCGCCTGTGCGCGAGACATTGAATACTGTGAAGCTGTCTCTCCCTGACCTTGCATCGCGCCACCAAATAGTGATGGAAGTGCGCCCGATACAAGTTGCGCGAGGGATTGAATATTGTTCGCAAACGGCATAACCTCAGATGAGAGTTGTGCAGTTTTCACTTCGTAGAATGCGTCACCGATAGACTTACCAGTTTTCGGGGTAGCTTCATAAATAGCTCCCGGCACTGATTCCATCTGACGATACGCATTAAAATTCAGAACTCCGGGGTCAGCAAATGTCTGACCGATACCATGCTCAATAGTTTGCAGGATTAGTGAGATAAGGTCGTTCGTAATTTCCTGCACGCTAACGAGAAGTAAGCCAAGGGGGTCGTAATGAATATAGTCGCTAAGAGGATTATGAGTAAGAGTCCAGCAATCATCAAGGGACTCATTACACGCCTCAGCAAACTCATCATTGACCAAAACCACCTTGGCCCCATTAGGAAATAAACCTTTCAGCTTGTCGATATCTTCCTTGTTCGCGAGAACATTAAAGGCAGATGGACGAAGCCAATTGTTCCTAATGGTAACCGTGTTGACCGGGTATGCACCTTGATACTGCGG